ACTGGATTTAGTGGCAAAAAATCATATCTTGGTATTCGAATGACTGCCGCAGTTAAAAAGTTAGGATGTTCTAACTTAAGAACTTTGATAGAAGATGATAAATTACTAACAAATGATTATGATATCATTAGTGAGATGACTACTTTTATTCAAAGAAGTAGCACTTTCATGGCAGAGGAAGGTTGTAACGATGATTTAATGATGTGTCTCGTAATTTTTTCATGGTTGGTGGCACAACCATATTTTAAGGAGATGACAAATGATGATATTCGTAAAAGAATTTATGAGGAGCAAGAAGAGCAGATAGAAGCAGATATGTCTCCTTTTGGTTTTATATCAACAGGATTGGAAGATAGTTCAGCATTTGTAGATAATAATGGCGATACTTGGCATTTAGATGAGTATGGTGATAGAAGTTATATGTGGGATTACATGTAAATGGATTTAGATGATCAAGTAGATTTAGAACACTTATTATTTTTAGAAAGAAAATGTAGATCTTGTGGTGATATAAAAAATTTACTAGATGATTTTTACATTTCATATAGAGATAGAGGTTCTCTACCATCATCATATTCATATGAATGTAAAGAATGTACGATAAAAAGAATAAAAAAATCCAGAAAAAATGTGCGTAAAAAGAAAATTTCCTTTAATGAAAATGAATATCCAGATTGGTAATGTTCGTGGGTTATTTCCCCATCAGAAATAGTCTTTTTAATAAATAATTTTAGAATATTTCTGGAATAGGAGACAAGAAGATGCCTTTAAATTTAGCATCTCCTGGAGTTATTGTAAGAGAGGTTGATGTAACTGTTGGAAGAGTCGATCCAACTTCAAACTCCGTAGCAGCAATTGTAGCACCTTTTGAAAAAGGACCAGTTGAAAGTGCAGTTTTAGTTCAAAATGAGCAAGAACTATTAGCAAATTTTGGGCAACCAAGAAATACAGCAACTCATTATGAGACCTGGTTTACAGCTTCTTCATACTTAGCTTATGGTGGCAATCTGCTGGTATTAAGATCAGATGGAACTAGTTTATCTAATGCAAATATGGGAACATCTGGTGTTTCAACCAGTATAAAAATCAAGAGTTATGATGATTATGTAAACAAAGGTTATGATGAAACTCCAATATCAAACGTAGTAGTTGCAGCAAGAAATCCAGGTTCATGGGGAAATGGATTAAAAGTTGCGATTATTGACGGAAAAGCAGATCAAATTTTAAGTGGAATTGATACAACTGGAGTAGTTGTTGGTCATGGCGTAACTCATTCGATCAATGGCACTGTAAGTGCTGGAACTGGATCAACTTCAGTTTTAGATGGTTTTGTTAAGGGTATTGTTACTGGAATTGGTGCTAGCACTATTGATGTAAAAGTTCTCAGTTATGTAACAGCATCTGGAACAGAAACCAACGTTGATTACGAACCTGAAGGAGTTTATAGATTTAAATCCACAGGAACAGTTATTATCCATGAAAATGGATCTGGTGTTGGAATAGCAACAACTGCGTTTGCTTCTTCTCCAGACTGGTATGATGCTCAAAGCATCACTCTGGATAATGGATCTATTGCATGGAATACTTTAGCACCAAGACCAGGAACTTCAAGATTTGCAACCTCTAGAGGAAGTAGATTTGATGAACTTCATGTTGTTGTTATTGATGGGAATGGAGATTTAACAGCAAATGCAGGTACTGTTTTAGAGAAGCACGTATCACTATCCAAGGCAAAAAATGCTGTTTATGCTGCAGGTAGTTCTTCTTACTGGTCAAAATATATTGCAGAAGGATCATCACTAATCTTTGGTGGAACACAACCAGTTGGTGTTGTAACTTGTGGATTTACTACATCATCAACATTCTCTTTAGGTGCAACTAAAGATTGGAATACTAACACCGAAAATGGAACTGTATTTAAGTGCTTAGGATCACAAACATACAGTTTAAGTGGAGGAAAAAATTATGATGGTGGCACTAGTTTAGATGAGAACGAATCTTTAACATCATCGCTTTCAGATTTATCCAGCGGATATGATCTTTTAACAAATACTGAGCAGTATGATGTAGATTTTATCTTAATGGGATCTGCTGCACACGATAAAGAAACTGCACAAGCTTTAGCATCTAAGATTATATCGGTTGCTGAGCAAAGACAAGATGCTATTGCATTTGTTTCCCCATATAGAAACTCGATGCTTAATTTAAGTGGAACATCCTCATTTGTCCCCATAAATTCTGCAACAATAACAGATAATGTTATTAGTTACTATGCATCTATACCTTCTTCATCGTATGCTATCTTTGATAGTGGATATAAGTACATGTATGATAAGTTTGCACAAACTTTTAGATATGTACCATTAAATGGCGACATGGCAGGAATTTGTTCAAGAAACGATACTACAAATGCTCCTTGGGTATCCCCAGCAGGAACATCAAGAGGTTCAGTTCTTAATGCAGTTAAACTTGCATACAATCCATCAAAAGTTCAGAGAGATAGACTTTACTCGAACAGAGTAAATCCAGTAATCTTCTCACCAGGATCGGGAATTATCCTATTTGGTGACAAAACTGGTTTATCTAAAGCATCTGCATTCGATAGAATTAACGTTCGTAGATTATTCATCTATATTGAAAATGCAGTTAAAGCAGCAGCAGATGATCAACTATTCGAATTTAATGATGAGACAACAAGAACTAATTTCTTAAATATTGTTGATCCTTTCTTAAGAAATATCCAAGCTCAGAGAGGAATTATAGATTATAGAGTTATTTGTGATGAAAGCAATAATACTGCCTCAGTGATCGACAATAATGAATTTATTGCAGACATTTATGTTAAGCCTTCACGTTCTATCAACTTTGTTGGACTGACATTTGTTGCAACAAGAAGTGGAGTATCTTTTGAAGAAATCGTAGGTAATGTTTAAGAATTTAATTATAGTCTAAAAATTACTTAAGAGGTACAAAAAATGGCTTTAAAAACTCTCGATAACTTCAAAGCTCAACTAACTGGTGGTGGAGCAAGGCCCAATCTATTTGAAGTTTCTATTGCTTTCCCAGATCAAGGTTTAGCAACAACATCTAGTTTTACACAACCAGTTACCAAACCAACTGGAGCTACTTCTACAGAAGATTTGTTAGTTTTTATGGTAAAGGCAGCTGCTTTACCAGCATCGAACATTACACCTATTGAAATTCCATTTAGAGGAAGAACACTAAAAGTTGCTGGTGAAAGAACTTTTGACACCTGGACAATTACTGTTTTAAATGATGTTGATTTTAAAATCAGAACATCATTTGAGCAGTGGATGAATGGAATTAGTAGAATTGCTGATGCATCTGGTGTTACAAATCCATCTGGTTATCAAAAAACTGCAACAGTAAGTCAATTAAATAGACAAGGTGATGCAGTAAGACAATATAAATTCTTTGGTATATTCCCAACAAATATTTCTCAGATTGATCTTTCTATGGACTCAACTGATACTATTGAGGAATACACTGTAGAATTCCAAGTGCAGTACTGGGAAGCTCTTGATACTGATACTGATAGACCTGCAATTAACTAATAAATAGATACAATAAGTTTATTTTAATTTTATACGATGCCAAGACTTTTTGGTTTTTCTATTGAAGACCCTGATAATAAAAAATCTAAAATTGTCTCCCCCGTCCCTCAAAATAATGAGGACGGGGTTGATAATTATATTTCTAGTGGATTTTATGGTCAGTATCTTGATATTGAAGGTGTTTTTAGAACTGAGAATGATCTAATTAGAAGATATAGAGAAATGGCATTACATCCAGAATGTGATGCCGCTATTGAAGATGTAGTAAATGAAGCTATTGTTAGCGATCTTTATGATTCTCCAGTCGAAATTGAACTTTCCAATTTAGATGCAAGTGATAAAGTAAAAGAAAAAATAAGAGAAGAATTTAAATATATTAAAGAATTAATGGATTTTGATAAAAAATCGCATGAAATTTTTAGAAATTGGTATGTTGATGGTAGACTTTATTATTTGAAAGTTATAGATCCAAAAAATGTATCTGATGGTATAAAAGAAATAAGATACGTTGATCCGATGAAAATGCGTCATGTGAGGCAGGAAAAGAAAAAAGGAGATCCTAGAATTCCTATTTCTGCCGAAATGATTAATCCTATGAATGGTAAAGGTCAGGATAAATCAGTATATTCACCAGAAATTGAAGAGTATTTTATATACAGTCCAGCACCAAATTATCCGACTGGTATGATATCCAGTTCTGGAGCACAAAAAGGAATTAAAATTGCTAAAGATTCTGTTACGTATTGTACATCTGGATTAATCGACAGGAACAAGGGAACTGTTCTTTCATATTTGCACAAGTCAATTAAGGCACTAAATCAACTCAGAATGATTGAGGACAGTTTAGTAATTTATAGATTATCAAGGGCACCAGAACGTAGGATTTTTTATATTGACGTTGGTAACTTACCAAAAGTTAAAGCGGAACAGTATTTACGTGACGTAATGATGCGTTACAGAAATAAAATGGTGTACGACTCCAATAATGGAGAAGTTCGTGATGATCGCAAGTTTATGAGTATGCTTGAAGATTTTTGGCTTCCAAGGAGAGAAGGTGGACGTGGTACAGAAATTACTACTCTCCCTGGCGGTCAGAATTTAGGTGAACTTGCAGATATAGAATATTTCCAAAAGAAACTTTATAGAGCATTAGGTGTTCCCGAATCCAGAATTGCAAATGATGGTGGATTTAATTTAGGCAGATCATCAGAAATTTTAAGAGATGAATTAAAATTCACCAAATTTGTAGGAAGACTACGTAAAAGATTTGCGAACATGTTTACTGACATGTTACGTACACAATTAATACTAAAAAATATTGTCTCTATTGAAGATTGGGACAAGATGTCCGATCATATTCAATATGATTTTATCTATGATAATCAGTTTTCAGAATTAAAAGAAACTGAATTAATGACAGAAAGACTTAATTTGTTGGCAACGATGGAACCATATATTGGTAAGTATTTTTCTGTTCAATATGCGAGAACTAAAATTCTGCGCCAAACTGAGGCTGATATTGTAGAAATAGATAAACAAATTGATCAGGAAATAAAGAATGGTATTATTCCAGATCCAAATTCAATAGATCCAATAACTGGAGAACCCTTACCCATGGGTGGAGAAATGCAACCTTTGGGACAAGTTCCAAAAGAACCTAATATAGATTCTCAAGGTGCAACAACTAATGCACAATCTCAAAAAGACGCCAAAAAATCGCAAATATAAATAATCATATAAATAAACTAAATTTATATGGATAAAATTGTCGATTTGATTGCCACTGATTCGTCCGCTTCTGACATTTCAGATTTAATAAAGGATGTTCTTTTTTCAAAGTCTTCCGAAAAAATTAATGCGGTTCGTCCAGAAGTTGCTAATTCCTTATTCGGTATGAACGATACGGGAGAAGAATGATGATTATTAAACCAAAAGGTGTTGCGGTAGATATTGTTGGTACTGCATCTTCAATACCTGACCTTGGATCAGTTGGGGCAACACTAGTTTCTCTTGTAAACACACAACTAACTGCAGTAAATGTTGTTTTGAATCCGGATGGGACAAATGTATATGTTGCCGCCGGAGAAAGAGTTTTACTTCAAAAATCACCAGCAACAACAATAATAGTTGCTTCTGGGGATTCTGTTTGGGCAACTAACGTAGGATTTACAAATTAAAAAAATGAAACTAATCACAGAAGAAGTATCAAAGGTAAAATTTATTACCGAAGGCAAAGGTTCACAAAAGAAAATGTATATTGAAGGAATATTTCTTCAAGGTGATATTTGCAATCGTAATGGAAGAATGTATCCTATGGAAACTCTTTCTCGTGAAGTTAA